TATTCATTACTTGAGTAATTGAGATACAGCGACCAAAGCGGTCCATCTCAGGATAGACACCAAAAGGATTTAATAGACGGATTCTAGGATTGTTTGTTTCATAATCCATCTCTACCATTGCTGGTAGTAAACCGTAGGTGTTAAACCAGTCAGCACCCTGATACATTTGAATCTGCAGCTCTGAGCCTGATACAAAGTAGTTTGCAATACGAGTTCTAGTATCTGCAGCCTTGCGTGCTGAGTCTGAAACCATATTGGTAGCAGCGCAGTTAAATGATGGCAGTGGTGCCATTACCTCTGCTAGGTCACGTGCAGCTACATCTACAAAGTTAGCAACCAGAGGCTTTGGGTATTCCTCAGAGAACATAGCAGGATAGACCTTACTTATATCTCCTTGGCGCACAGATAGCACGTCACGCATACGCTGATCACGCGCTGAGTACTTAGTCTGTAACCGTGATACCTTAGCAATAACCTCTTTGGTTGTAAGCATTTGTCCTTACTTCTTTTTAATTTTCTTTGGTTGTTTCTTCTTGGTAGGCTTGGTGTATCCCATACCAGGTAGAATCACATCGTAATCTGGCGGAACAGAACCTCTTTTATTTTTAGAGGGAATCTTTTTCTTAGTGCCGTAATGATTTGGCATTATTTCTTCTTGCCCATCTTCTTCATAGCAGCTTTCTTCTTAGCCAACTTAGCGGCCTTCTTACCTTTTGGTGTGTATGGGAATTCCATTTTTCCTACTTTTGGCATAATTGCTCCTTAGATGAATTGACGTTGTTGTTCTGCTAACAGCTCGTCTATATTTACTACTAGACGCTTGCCTCGCTCGTAACGAGACAAAAATGGATTCTTCATATGGTGTGTGGTATGTATTCCGTTATTAAGCCATTCTCTAGCTTTAATCTCACAGAACCATAGAGCCATCACCATATCGGTCTTACCCTTAGTAGTAGGTGACCAGGTAATAAGTTGTTCTATTAAAGCCTTGACATTCTCGGTTTGATCTGATGGAAGATGAATAATGTTATCTCTGTGGTGCTTACCATCTTGTTGTTTAGTTCCAAACAGGGTAGACATAGAAGCTACACCAAAACCTGCATCCCATTTGTTATTACCAGTATGGTGTTCTCTTAGTACAGTTCCTTTGGATGCTAGGAACTGTCTGATACCTTCATCCTGAGTTAGGAAAGACTGGAAAGCGTTACGCTCTACAACCCATTCAGCAGGAGCATAGACGTTGGTCCAATCAATAATCAACTGTCTAATCTGAGCAGGTGTTGGTCTAGTAATCTTGATAGCATCTACAATGTAGCGTTTATGAGTAACACGATCTACGCCGTAACAGATAGCGGCAGTATCACCAACCATTGCAGGGTCTAGTCCACATACAAAAGAAAAACCAGTTAAATCTTTAGGATGGCCTGGGGCTCCCATCTGGAGCCTACCAGCCTTACGCATACCATCAATAGAACCCTTTACACATACAGGGTCAAAGGTGGCATCATCTGAAACATCTTGCTGCTGATAAACTAAAGCCCAAGTCTGAGCATCCATAGCTTGACGTTCTGCATAGAGATGCTTACCGTTCCAGCGAGGATATAAACCTTCTTCTGTCTTATCGGCATCGCCTTGTCCATCAAAGGGTTGGTCTGAGTTAGGCCAGAGAGTTACCCACTTGGTGGGGTCCTCATTGGTTTCAAGTAATGCTGGCATTGCCAGATATGTCCAAGGGACCAGACCACCAGGGTATCTATCAGGAGAGCGTAGTTCTTTGTATAAGTCTACAGAGGCAACGCGGGTTCCGATAACAATTAACTTACCAGTAGGGTTAAGACGGGATCTAACATCTTGGGTAAGCCATCTAATCTGCTTTTCAAATTCATTGGCGTTCTTTAAGGTAACAGCATCATCAACAATAATCATATCGGCACGCTTACCGTATATCTGACCGCCAATACCTACAGCTTCTAGGTTTGGGTCCTTCTCAGATGATTCTCTGAGCTCATCACCGAAGGTGACTCTAGTAGTAGTCCAGGTAGCAGACTTAGAGTTAAAGCCGACACCAGCAGCATAGGCTTGCTGTAGGGTCTCATACATTGGATGGGTAAGGCGCTGCTTGATAGCATATAAGAAATCTGCTGCAAGCTGCTGAGTCTGGGAAACTATCAAGACTCTAAAGTTAGGATTCTGGACTATCTTCCAAGTTACATAATCTACGGTAATCGTAATTGACTTGGCGTGGTTCGGTGGGATGTTGATAAGGATACGGTTATCTGCAATACCCTTTTCAAACTTCATAGCGGGATGGTGCCAAGAAGGGTCCCTACCCTCTATAACATCTGCCAGGTTCTGCTGGTGAGGGAAGGTAGTCTGATGAAGGAACTTCTGGCGGAACTCGGCGAAGCCGAGGTCGTGGACATCGGTAGCTGCAAAGTTCTTGGAGCGCAGTCCTAGGCGGGTTCTATCAACTTTATCTGCGAAGACCTTATCGGATCTGCGATAGTATTCATAAGTCTTCATAGACTTACCAGCTTCACCGCAAGCCGTCTCTATAGTCATACCCTCTGCTACAGCGTTAAGGATTACCCTCTTAGCTATATCAGCAGTGTTATTAGAAATAGCAGGCTCCTAAATTATAGATAGATTACACCCAACTAAATGAGGCGACTTGCGCCTCGTCATCGGGCTTGGCGCCCGAACGAGTCACAACGAAGTGAGGGGTAAGTCCGCTACAGCCCTTAGACGGGCGTAGCGTGAGCGTAGCCCGCAGTAAGCTACCAGTAGCCCGCTTACTGCTCCTATACTGTATTAGGCGGGAAAAAATAGTCATTTCCCGCTTTCTTTCTAAAAATCTTTATTTTGTGGTAAACATCACAATTAAATACGGACAAACTAGGACACTAGATGATCAAGGTTCACTTTAGGAAAAAAACTTTGTGAAGGTACATAACACCGCGCACGCTCGCATTTAACACCCCCGTGTCCCTCTTTCGCACGCGGGCAGACTTGCGTGGGATAGTGCTAGGCGTGGGGAATTGTGGGGACTTGTGGTAGATATTGGAGGGAGGCCTAACCCATCGGCGCCCCCTCTCCCCTAATAATTATCTGAGCCCTAGTTAATAAACCGCGCTAACCGATAGCCCTGCCCTGCCCGATAAGGCTGGAGCTCTGCCCTATTCTCCAGCTCTCAAGCTCTGCCCTGTCTGCCTATTCGTTGCCAGCTCGACACGCTGAAATATTAGGTGTTGACACATACCCCAGTTATGGTAATCTTCTCTTATCAGCTCAACCGAGCTGAATGAGCCTAAGAGGAGACATAAGATGACACGCAAAGATTATGAACTAATAGCAGCAGTATTGACTAACTATTCTGACGATAAAGGCGTGGTAATTGAGCGCGATGCAATTGCCTACCGTCTTGCTGATGCCCTAGCTATCGATAACCCTAGATTTAACCGCAAGATGTTTTTAGTGGCTGCTGGAGTGTTAGCAAAGTGCGATTACTGCAAAGACCGCGCTACCAGTTTCAGCGCTAATCTTCAATGGTGCGCCGCTCACCGAGGTAAGGGGCTTCTAGCTCACGCCCGCGCAGGAGCTACAGTCTGATATTCAGCCTAGTTGCTGGACCGTCAGGCTCGGGCCTTCCCGAGCTTGGCGGCCTAGTCGCTGGGACTGGGAAGAATGGGAGATGAACCGTGAGCGATACACCTAGAAGCTGGGACTATTGGAGCTGCCCTAGATGCGGGCTTGAGTATGACCGCTCCAGTGAATGGGAGATGAGCCAGATAGAGGGACACTTAGACCGCCACGCGATTAGCTTGACCTAGTTGCTGGACTTTCCTTTATGGTAGCTATACCGTAGGGGATGGCCTAGTCATTAGATGATGACGGGATGGCTCTAGGAGGGAGCCAGATTATGAAGACACTTAATGCAACGCAGACCGAGCAGATTATCTATGAGATGCTCACTGAGAATACGGGCCGCCATATGTTAGACAGTGGCGGCGATAGCGGGAGAGCGTGGCAGCGTAATCAAGTGAAGTCTCTAGAAGACTTTAAGAATGAAGCACGCGTTCACTTCGATGCAAAGTATTACGATGCAACGCTCTCAACTTTCCACCACTTGACCGAGAAGCTGACCTACTCCCCAGAGTGGACCGAGCAGTTCAACGATTATGCTGGGAAGCGTGAGGAGAATGGCTGGCTTGAATTGATGGAGACTTTCCCGCAGTCTATGGGGTGGAAGATGCTATTCACTGAGAATAGCTATAACCGTGAGAGCCTACTCTCGCAAGTCATCCAATACACCGTCTATTACACTGGAGAAGAGACTCTAGTCGCGCTCCAGATTCACGGTGGAGCTGACGTACGTGGCGGCTATACGCGTCCGCGTATATTCTCGATAGATGAAGAGTATTCCCTGATTATGGAAGATGCCAGTATCTATTGCACTGGAGATGCAGTCGATAGCACTGGGCCACATAGATTCGATGGCAATGGCAGCGAGTGGACCTATGAGGGAAGCTACTCCCCAGAATATAACCCTTATGCAATGAGCCAGAGAGCAGACTTACTCAAGCTCGATTATCTACCTTGCGCTATATGTGGTGCTCCTATGAAGGATGGAGCTCAGCAATGAGACTCACTAGGCGCGGGAGAGTAGTAGTGGCTTTACTGATAATTGCTGCAGTCTTTGGACTGGTTCAAGTCTCAGCCCATCTTTGGTGGGCTGGAGATGGCTATTGCTGGGGAAGTGTAGATGAATGCCTACTAGAAGGGATAAATAAATGACACTGGATGAAGCGAGAGAGTTAGTAGGTAACCAGCCTACGTGGGCTCTTAAAAATATGGTGAAGGCTCTGAAGATGCTTCCACTGATGAACACCAAAGAGGATGAGAGGAGATTAGCAGCAGCCGTGCTAATCATTAAGAGTAGGAGAGGGAGAGAATGAAGACATATGAATTTCAAGTGGTGACTAGAGTAATTAAGATAAGAGCAGCCAGTGAGGATGAAGCTGAGACGCTCTATGACGCATTCTTTGATGAAGAGATGGGGGAGGATGACCCTAGAATAATTGAAGATAGCGATGACGTATACCATATAACCACTGAGATGGAGGAGGAGAGCAATGACTAGATACCTAGCTAATAAGAATGGCGACTGGTGGGAAGTGAATGAAGGGGAGGAGTATCTCTTCATCATTGATACTGAAGATACCAAGCTGCAAGATGCACTGAAAGAGTGGGGATACGTGGCGGGAGAATATAACGATAAATTCGAGCGCTTCATACAGGAGCACGGGACAGTGGTGTATAGCAATGAAGTATAAGGATACGGTAATCATAACAATAGAGAGGGAGAGCAATGCCTAATATCAAAGAGAGAGAAGAGCAATTACTAGCACTGACTGAGGAGGAGCGCGATAAGGGAGACGATAGCAACCCTATTCTCTTTGCTGAAGCTGGCCCTAACCGCTTCAATATCCTAACCTTCTTCTTCCCTGAAGGAGACGGTGTCAAGATACAGACCGACCTAGACTTGAATGAGACTAGCGTTGAGTACTTTAACGATAGCGAGACTGTCGAGCTGACTGAAGGCCCTATCTATGACTGGGCCATAGACCTATATGAGAATGATTAAGAGAGGGAGATAATGAAGGTCGCTAATCTATTAAGTAATAACGCCTATAAGGAGGCGCTAGAAGGCTGGTCTAAGGTGGAAGATAGCGTAAGACTAGGGCAGAAGATACGCATAGAGCGCGAGGGCTTACCAATTAAGACTGGCTATGCCTATAAGGAGGAGAGCGCTTGGCTTGGTATTAGATATACCTGGCGCAGTATGCGCTGGTGGAGCTTACTTAACTACAATAACCCTCTAATAAAGTTAGAGGCGCAGGAGCTAGACGGAGAAGGCAACGCTTACTGGATAACACTATGGGAGAGAGGGAGCTAATGTCTAAGACAAAGTATGAACCAGAGATAGATGACCTAATCAAGATGAAAGAGGAAGAGGAAGGTAATGAATAAGGAATACTATCAAGCTAAGGCAGACCTATGCCGAGGACTTGCTATCAAGCAAATGGTGGAGGGGGAGAGTGGCGAGGCAGGTAAGAATCTGCTTCGTATGGTCAATGCCCTAAATCAAATCAACTTAATCAACTACAAGGAGGAGAAGGATAATGAAGCCAGTTAATTTCTATGAAGTAATGGACCATAAGGCAGAAGTGGAGTGGGGTGGGGCGAGCGTAAGCGAAGCTATCACTTGGTTCAGGTGTGGCTTGGATAGGTCTATCTTAGTGAGTGTATGGGATGAGCAGAGCGAGGACGATTTCAAGCTCATCACCGATAAGATAGATATAACTGCAATAGTCTTGGCTACTATAACAAGTGAGAGGGAGAAGGCGTGATTAAAGCAAATCTACCTAAAAAAGAATATACCCTCTCTGAAGATGACTTACTGCGTATGATGTCGGGGTATATATCTAGCAAGCGAGGGATAGGTGTTGCTCCCAAGTTTTGGTTTGATAGAGGAGATTACATATTGACCCTAGAAGTGGAGGAGAATAAGTGATATTTCTAGGCGTAATAGTGGCTACCATAATTGCCTACCTGCTCATAGTATGGGAGGATAAGCTCAATGAACGCGAATGATAACAGGACACTGGCTGCCATAAAGCAGTCAGTGTATTACCGAAATTATAGGCGGGCCAGAGACAGAGCGCTAGTGCGTTTATCTCAAGCCTATCCAGAAGACTATCGAATTTTATTCGAGGAGGAGAAGGCTAGGGATGCAGCAGAAGGTAAGACGTGGAGTAATCGTGGTACTTCTATCATTCCCCCTGATGATGATAGGGCTAGAACACGTTCGGACTCCGCATATAGATTCAAGCAAGCCAACGCAGATAAGCAGAACGAAGGCAACGTGGGAGGAGAAGCGTGAGAACAGAAAACTGGCAAAGCAATACGCGTGGGTTGCGTTTGGTTGGAGAGGAAGAGAGTGGGAGTGCCTCCACTTTCTTTGGACCCGTGAGAGCAGGTTTGACCACCTCGCAACCAACCAGCAAGGAAGCTCAGCTTTCGGAATTGCTCAACTCCTTGGAGAGAGAAGTAGAGAACCTGCGATCCAAATACTGCGAGGCTTACGTTATATTGATAAGCGCTTTGGAACACCTTGTAAAGCTAAACGCTTTGCTATTAAACGCGGATACTACTAGACTAAAGGACAGCTAAGGGTTATTTATCCTTTCACTTAGCGTAAGAGGCCCCGCAGACCGAGAGTGCTAACTGCGGGGCTTTCTTATTTCTAAAAGCAGTGATTTACTTTGTCAAGTTTAGATATATTTCGGGAGTGTCGCCGTTAAGATATTGACAAAAATCTGCGACTTAAAAAACTCGCTGAGTATAATAGTTTCCGAGCCACAAAGTTTGTGGTCGAAAGGATAAATATGAAGTGTCCAAAATGCGGTAAAGAAATGAACACAGTTTCATACATAACTCTAAGTCCAAGAGTAAAAGTAAGTCCCGACTATTGGGAGTGTATGGATAGAAAGAATTGTAGGTATGAAATGCCTAAAAGAATAAGAATAAGTGGCTAATCCTTCGAAGTGGAGTAGAAACCCTTACCCTTAAAGTGAGAGGGAGGGGACTCCCACCTTCGGTTCAATGTCGAGGAACATTGAGGGCAGTCATACTCCACTTCGATATCGTGGATGCTGCGGATAACAAGGAGGATGTTTCCGCAGGCTGGACATTCATATTCGTATCTCATCTTATCACTACTAACGCAGATGGAAATGGCGCAGAGTTCTTTTGATTACCAAACTTCAAGCGACCTTTAATAAACCTAACCTCGTGCTGAATACAGTAGCTATGCCACCAGTTAGTATCAGTTCTAGCAGGAACAAGGCATACAACAGTAGCTCCGTGCTTGGCTTCATCATTAGCCTTCTTCATCCACTCACCGATAGTCCTGCCATAGGGAGGGTTGAGCCATAC